CAAGCCGATGGCAATGGCGGAGTCTTCAGCAGAATAGCCCAAAGAACCCAGTACCGGAGCAGCATACTTGAAAGTTTCGCCCATCATGCTGACGTTGGTATTGGCATTGGAACTTGCAGCCGCCAGAATATCCGCAAAGTGTCCGCTGTCCGAAGCAGACAAACCAAAAGCAGTCAAAGCATCCGTGACAATGTCCGAAGTAGATGCCAAGTCCTCGCCGGAAGCGGCAGCAAGATTCATGATACCTTCAATACCGCTGAGCATATCGTTGGTTTTCCAGCCTGCCATCGCCATATAGTTCATGGCTTCCGCAGCTTCACTCGCTGAAAATTTTGTTTTGCTGCCCATTTCACGTGCTTTTTCCCGGAGAGCATCCATCTCTGAACCGGTCGCACCCGAAACAGCTGCCACCTTTAACATGGCAGAATCGAAATCCGCACCAGTTTTTACGGCAATGGTTCCCAGAGCCGTGACACCAGCGGTGACTGGCAGCAGCTTTTGTCCCACGCCAGAGATCTTGTCTCCGGCGGACTGCAGCGTTTCACCCAGAACACCCATCTTTTCCAAGGCGGTGTGAGAATTGTTTGCTTCTGTGGTCAGGCGTTTCAGTTTGTTTTCGGTTTCGATGATCTCACGCTGCAAAGCATCATACTGCTGCTGTGAGATTTCGCCGTTTGCAAGAGCGGTGTTTGCCTGTTCTGCGGCAGTTTTTAGTACTTCCAGCTTTTCTTTGGTAGCTGTCACCGCATCGGCGAGGAGCTTGTGCTTCTGCGAGAGCAGTTCCGTGTTGGTGGGATCAAGCTTCAGCAGTTTCTGGACATCCTTTAACTGCGTCTGCGTGCCCTTGATATCCTTGTTGACACCTTCCAGTGCTTTGGACAGCTTGGTGGTATCGCCGCCGATTTCTACGGTGATGCCCTTGATGCGGTTTGCCATGTAATCACCTCAGTTCTAAAAAATTATCAGCTTTTTTATCAGCAAATCTATTGACATTTCTGCAAAAATGACGTATACTATAAGTGGAGGTGTAGCGTATGAATATTATTGCAGCAATTCAAAATACCATTTCTATTTCGCAGTTCAATCGTGGACTTGCAGGAAAAATTTTTCAGGATGTCAAAAACAGCGGTGCAAAAGTTGTTATGAAAAACAATGCACCGGAATGTGTGCTTCTTTCTCCGGATGAATATGTCAGCCTGATGGATGAAGTGAATGATGCTCGCTTGCTCACTCTGGCTGTAAAACGAATGGAAAAATTCAATCCGGAAGAAACAATTCCGGAAGAAAAAGTTATGAAAGACCTCGGAATCACAGACGATGATTTATCCGACTTTGATGAGGTAGAATTTGAATGAATTGGGAAGTAGAATATCTGCCGGAAGCCGAAAGTGATTTAAAATCGCTTGACGGAAGTCAAAGAATACTGGTCTTAAAAGCAATCAAGAAAGTGAAACAAAATCCGCTTTCCGTTTATGAAGGCGGATATGGGAAACCGCTTGGAAACAAAAACGGAAATGATCTAACTGGCTTTCTGAAAGTCAAACTGAAAAGTGCAGGTCTTAGAGTCGTATACAAAGTTGTCAAGCAAAATGATAAGATGCTGATTATTGTAATTGGTGCCAGAGCCGATGAAGAAGTATACGGCATTGCTCAAAAAAGAATACAGGAAAATGACTTGTAATCAAAACGCATCAAAATCCCTCTGATCCGCCAGCACATCATAATGACACTCGTCATTCTCCCGTTCGGTGAACATATCATTCACCAGACCAATGGTCAAAAAATCCAAATCGCCCATTGACAAACCAAGCTGAACGCACCGCAACAAAAACAGCGGTGTAGTCATCGGTCGGTCAATCGGGCGATGTTTTTTTTACCGGTTACCTGCGTTTCTACATTCAATCCCCAAAGGTCAATCAGCTGTGGCAGGATTTCGTAAATGCTGAACGTGTTGAACTGTTCCAGCCATTCATCCGGAGAAGCCGGAATGGCTGGGTCAGCGTGTTTTGCCATGATGTAGGCGATGTTCTCAAACACTTCAAGGCTTTCAATGTCCAGTGCGGAGGATTCCTCTGTATTTTCTCCCACAGACTTTTGCAGTGCTGCAAAATCCTGATAAATATCTCTGCGGAATTTCAGACGATACAGTCTGGGGACTGCCGCACTTGCCTTGAACGGCACATCAATACCGTCAATGGTGATGTTCTTCTGAATTGCCATACTGCACCCTCCTTACGCTTTCACAGATGCTGCGGATGCCTTACCACTCTGTACAGCGGCAGCCAGATTGGGCATATATACCGCCTTGTACCAGTTCTCATAAACCTCGGCATCCGTTTTCTCACAGGTTTTAGTTTTTACCAAACCACTGTTCAACGCCGTTGCGGTCAAAGACAGCGTTTCTGTTTTAACTTCCTTTTCGTCCTCAACGGTGCTGGATTCTGTTGCCGGACGAGAGGCAGAGCAGCAGAACAGACAGTGCCGAATTTTATTCTTATCGCCGCTGAATTCAAACAGCAGGGCAAACTGCGATACTTCTGCAGTATTGGTTTCCGTGAGAACGCCCTTTTCATCCAGTTTCTCACCGAGAATGTCTGTCGCAAACTCAAGCGGAACCAATGCGATTTCAAGATCTCCAGTGTAACCAGAGTTATTGTTGATCACATAGTACACACCATCGTCAGCGTAAAAATTGGATGCTTCACCTTCTGCATCGATAGACAGCGACACTGCACCGGGAATGCGAATCGGCTTTGCAAAAGTCGGCACACCTTCTTCATCATAAGAGGTGATTTTTGCATAGTGAACTTTGTTCAGACCGAATTTTACCTTGTTTTTCTCCATTGCCATATAGATCAAACCTCCATCTCATAGAGCACTTCATACAATTCTTCCGAATCAATGAATGTTTCTGTTTTTGTATAATAAATCTCGTGCTGGGAAAGCACTGACTCCACCTGTTCTTCCAATTCCGGCT